ACGAAAAAGGACAACTGCATATTTGGTTATCAAAAGATATAAACTCTTGGCGAACAATTCCCCACGAGTGCGTGCATATTGCCAACCGTATATTAGCGGAACGAGATGTCGTGTATTTTCCAACACAAGACGAAGCACTGGCGTATCTGGTTGGGTTCTTGTGCGACAATGTTGCAAAGGCATATAATGAATTATATAGAACTGACGAACAAGCAGAACAAAAGGATGTAAAATGACAACATACCCTTTACACCCAAATAAAACAAAGTATGAATACAGAATACGCAATCATAAATGTTATTCATTAGAAGAAGTTGCAGAATATATTAAATCAACAAAAGGTCTTATACAGGGAAGATTTTATCGTAGCAAGATAAATGAAATAAGAATAAATGGGGTAAAAATAAAACGGTTACAAATTGTAACCAGTAGTAAAAAGGAACACAAATGACGGACAAAGATAAATAACAACAAAAAAGAAAGGAAGAAAGGATGTCAAGAATAAAAAAATTGCGTGGTGGTATATGGAATCGACCCATAGATACACCAAATGGGCCTGCTGGATGGTATGCTGATATTTTTTGGATTGAACAGCAGGAAAAGCACTATAAACCACAAGAAAAACATTTTGGGCCTTGTCAAACACTGGAAGAAATACAAGCAATTTTTAATCCAGAGTGGGAAAAAATCTATGATTTATCATATAGACCAACAAAAAATTAAAATGCCACTTGACAATATCAAAAATGTATGTTATATTATACATACATAAAAAAGGACACCAAATGAACTCATTAACTAATTATGACGATATGGACCAGACAAGTCAAACAGATAGAATCCGTGCGGCTGCACCTGCGTTCTTTGTTGAAGCGATGAAGAAGTACATCGTCAGAAACTCAATTAAAATAACAACACCAGAATTTGTATTTTATTGTGCTTGCACTTGGGAAGCACAAAAGCACTGGTTAAATGAAGATAATATCGGTTGGGCGATTGAATACATTGTATCTGAATTGCCATTTCCGAGATTACCGGCAGACCCAGATTGGATTAAACCTGCTGGGGAATATCTTGCTGAAAAACGCCGTGAAAAGCAAGAACAGTTAGAAGAAGAGAAAAGACGGTTGCAATTACAAAAACCAAAACCAACCCCGGAACAAATAGCCAGAGTTGAAAAAATTGTTAATAGTTTTGGAAATAAACTTGCCGCCAATAAAAACTAAAAGGACACCAAATGAGAACACAAAACAAACATTACTGGAATATAAAACAGCATATTTACGAAGAAGCAGGAAATACACACGCTGAAATTCAAACAAACCCAGAATGGTTAGCGATTCGCAAGGGTAAATTTACAGCATCAGAAGCAGCCGATTTACTTTCAAGTTCACGCAGCAAAGACGAAATCTTGGGTAAAACAGCCAAAGCCGCTTGTCGTCGTGTTATTACAGATAGATTTACAACATTTGAACGCGCAGCCGACAAAGATGCTTGGGCATTAAAAGATTCTGTTGCGCGTGGTTTGCAGTTAGAACCAATCGCAAGAGATTTATACGAACAACAAACAGGATTCAAGGTTCGTGAATGTGGGTTTATTGAACATGACAGCGGTTGGTTTGGTTTCTCGCCAGATGGGATCGTTGAAGATAAAAACTTGGGTATTGAAATCAAATGTCCAGAACCAGACAACGCACAAAAACTGATTGACGAAGTTGGCGACCCAGACCATTTGAAACAAATGGCGTTTGCTATGTGGTGTGACGATTTAGATTGTTATGACTATGTTGTGTATTCGCCGGAATTGTGTCAAGGTTTAGGATTGGAAAACCAAGTATTTATCTTTTCTTTTTCTCGTGACGAATTATCTGAATACATAGAAGAAATAGACAAACGCGCACCGGTATTACTGGAATATGTTAATAAATCTGTTTTGAATCTGAAAAAGATTGGTAAAAAACGTCAATTTATGCACGCACGGAGTAAATAAAATGTTAGACGAACCAATTTCTAAAATAGAAAAAAAGCAGATTCAAGCCACAGAGAAAGCGTTAGGGCAGATGTTTTATTATGTTTGTGAAGGTATTACACAAATATTCGCTTGTCTTTTATGTGTGGGTATGTTTATAATAACACCAGGAATAATTATACTTATAATTTTATGTTTATGTGGGGTAGTATTATGATAGAAAGAAAGAAACAATCTAATAGCACTTTACACAATATCTCAAAGAAAAGATTGGCAGAAATGCAGAACGGAACATATAAACCAAAGAAACCAAAACCGATTCGCAAAGTATCTTCCAAGATGGCAAAACGCATAACAAATTATCGTGAAATTGCATTTGCGACTTGGGGTCAAAGATGTTTTATATGTGGACGTGAAGCACCAAAGACAGAATTGGATGTGCATCATCCTTTTTTACGCGGAAATGGCGACAATGTTGTTATTCCGCTATGCAAGAAAGGTTGTGGTTGTGGCGCACATAATCACACCGGAAAAGATAAAAGATTACTGGAAATCAATAAAGTAATCTATAATAAATTGTATATGATGGGTCAAGCACGCGTTTTTAACAACGAAAGTAAGCGTTTATATGGTGTTGATTACCCAACATATTACAGGCAACAAATAGCAAAGAGTGTTAAAGTTTTTGGAAATCAAAACACACCCAAATCAAAGTTCGTAAAAAGAATGGCAGACGCTTATTTGGATTTTGCTATAACTGGCGTGGCTAAAATTACAGAAAAGGATTTGAAATGAAAAAATGGAAAACTTATCAGGAATTTTTAGAATTTATCGAACAAGGAAAATTCATTGGTGCAACATATTCAAGCATTCGACAAGAAGCAATAGACCAAGGATTTAAGGGTTGGTTGTTTGATTATTATAACTGGAAATATAGTAACAGATACAATAAAAAAGATACAATGAAAAAAGTATTGAAATATATCTTTTATATCTTTGTGTATTTTGGTTGTTTTTGTTTTACTTGGGATTTGTATTATATGATAAAATCAACCACTATACGCAACGAAACTGAAACGTTAGCACTTGTTATTGACAGTTGCTATAAGGCACCAAAATTATGTAAATATGCTGTAATAACAGGCGATTTGAAACTAACACGAATTGACGACGAACCAAAGAAAAAGGACAAATGATGGCAAAAGAATTATATTTTCCGCGTGCTGATACAAATGGCAAAGACGCAGTTCTTGAATTTACAGCAATGATGGACACATTGGAAAAAGCCCATAAATGCCCAGTGCGTATGATAAGCACACAAAAAATATTTGGCTTTTATCGTATTTTGTATGAAGTAATACAAACACCAAAAATCAAAAAAAGAAGCGTGGTCGATATGTTAGACGACCAATTCGGCAGGATTATAGAAATACCAAAAAGGAATAAAAAATGAAAGAAACAATACAAACCATCATTGAATGGCAAACAAAGACTTTTCCAGAAGCAACATTGGAAGGTCAAAAATCTAAATTCGAAGAAGAATTGAACGAATATAATGAAAATACAACACTTCAAGAACTAGCAGATATGTTTATCGTTGCTTGTGGAATCGCACGATTTGATTCTATTGTTGCGTTAGAATATTTTGCTATTGTATTCAAGGCATTAAAAGATTGGAAAACTGTCGGATGTGTTGCTTTGTTTCAAGAAATCGTAAATAACAAGATGAAAAAAAATCGGAATCGTGTTTGGAATAAAACAGGAAACGGTATATACCATCATAAAAACGGAATACAGGATTAAAAATGTCAGAACTAGGAAAATTATTTGAAGAAGCCAGAAAACTTGGTATAACAAAACGCCAAATTGGGATTGTTTGTTATGGTAAAAACTGGCGCAACATATACAAAGCAAAAGACCAAAGTATATGGATCATCAAAAGAAACAAGAAAATTGCAGATGCGATTCAAAAAATTAAGGAAAGCCAAGATGCTTGAAAAAGATAAAATCGCTGAATTAACAAAAAAATTGGAACAGCGAGAAGATTTTATTTATGATATTTACTGGACACTTAATGCTAGTTCCAGTAAAAGTGCTTTGCGTGAATCTTTATTGTCACTATGCACACGACAAATAAATAGCCAGAAGTTAGGAGTTATATAAATGAGAGTGTTATGTTTTTTAGGTTTTCATAAATGGGAACGCACAGAATCTGAATCATACGGCAATCATACAATCATATTAAAATGTCCAAAATGTGATTCAAAGATTCAATTTGATTATACAGATGCAGGCGCACAATTTATCAGTGGTAAAATATCTTGGATTAAACCAAGAACATCAAAGAAAAGAGCCAGATTGCGTAAATATTTCAAACGTGTACTGAAAAGATATAAAATTCTTGATATTGCTGGATTGCCAAAGCGTGATAAAAACGGTTTTTCTTATTCATTGGGCAATAGAAAACAAAGACGAGCAACAGCAAGAAGTTATAACAGATTCAAAAAAGGTTTGAAATAAAATGGGAAGGGCAAAAGTATCAGAAGAGCAACGCCGCAAAACGCATAATATGGCAGCGGCACGTTATCGTATAAAAAAAGGACAGATTCCAGGTGCAGTTGGTCGTCCAAAAGAGAACATAGAAAAAACAGAAGAAGTTATAGGTGGTGCAATCGTGATAACACAAAAACCAAAACCAATACCAATTTCAAAGATGCCATCATTACCAGACCATCCAACACTGGACGATATGAAACGGTTTGTTATTGAAATGGCACGTAATGCAGCGGAAGTTGGAAGCGCACCGGCTATGATTGCTGCTGCACAAACATTACAAAAAGAAATTGACCGCTGGGAAAAGAGCAATCCGCCACAAGTGGAACCGCCAAAACCAAGGCCAAGAATCCCAGTTGAGATTGAGATTACAAAAATAAAATGTCCGCATTGCGGCAAAGAATTTGAAGTATAACCAAAACAAAAGGACTAAAAATGGCTAAAAATTATGCAATAGGAAGATTTGTGTCGGTATGGTGGAACGAAGGCACAGATGGAAAACAAGGGTATTACACAGTGAATATTCGCCGTAAATACAAAGACAAGGCAGGATTGGATGTTGAAGAAAAATTATCAATGTTTGCATCTGATGCGATTCAACTAGCAACAGAATTAAATGCGGTTGTTAATAAAATTTTAACATTACCACGTGAAATTGTAAAAAAAGAACAGACACCAGAACCAAATATGCAAGTTGTTGATGTGAACGACCTGGGCGATATACCATTCTAAACCTTAAAGCAAAGGAAAGGAAATGACAGTATCGAATGTTTTATCAGTAAATGATATTATGGCAAACTGTCCAGATAAATTACTGCGATATGTTCCGTGGTTGTTGAATGGATTGGTTGCCAGAAAACGCGCACGTGCTGCTGGTGTTGACCCAGATGCGATGCCGCCCTTGCCTATTCTATGTATCAAAGGGTGGCGATTCTCTGGTAAATCACAGTTTGGTGTGCGTTTTGAAGTCGCTGCTATACTTGATGGTTGGGCGCAATCTGCTATGTTGGCTGCTATTACATCTGATGGTTCCAAAGATACTATGCAATTACTTGATAAAGTCTTGGAAGAAGCAGAAGAACCAACACAGTTCCAGCGTCAATCAGATCATCCTATTCGTATTTTATCACAAGGCGAACCAATTTATATCGAATATCTGAACAAAGTCGATTCAAAAGCAAGACAGACCGCAGCAGATATTTTAATGATTGAAGAATTGGAAAAATGGAACGAAACGGCAGGTAAGGCATCATTATTGACAATGATTCGTCACTTTGATTGTATTATTGCGTTATCAAATGATTTTCCACGCTGGGTTAAAAAACTATTCGAATCGTTTGGTGCAGTGTTTATCGAAGTGACTTATATGGACAATAAGATGCTAGAAAAATCTGTAAAAGACGGTTTGGAACGGCAAAGAGTTGAAGACCCGGATGGTTGGGCGCGAGATGTTGCATACTTGCCCACAGGTGGTTCAAGACGAGTCTTTTCAGAACGCGCGATAGCAAATGCTTTTATGCCAAAAAATCCAAAATTCCAACGCAAAACATCAATTTTAGCAATCGATGTTGGCGCAGGTGGACCCGATAATTCGGTTATTATGCGACTTGACTTTGATGGTTATGCCATTGAAGCAGAGATATTAACAGACGAATCCATAGATTCTGTTATGTTATGTCAAAGAGTCAGCAATTATCGTGTATCAGAACGAGCAGAAGAAGAAGTTTGGGATGCACAAGGTGTCGGGCTTGGAATAATGCCACAACGCGCACCACGAGAACAATGGGCAATATCTGGTATAGTTCCGTTCAGTGGTGGTGCAGTTGATAAATCTGCTTATTATAATGCCAGAGCCGAAGCAATGATGTTGACAGCCAATGCACTTATGAAAGGCAGTGTAAAACTAATTGGGCTAACTGAAACACAAAAAGCCCAGTTTGAAGCAGAATGTCGCGCACATACAATAAAAGAAAGCGAATCGGTTGCCAGAACACATACCCACGCAATCCAGTTGGAAAGCAAAGAAATCGTCAAGAAAAGATTGGGCGGTATGTCGCCAAATATACTTGATGCGTTATCAATGGGGGTGTGGCGACTCTTGACATACACGATTCATAATGATAACATATTACCAACGAACATTTATAATTCGTATGGTTCAGACGATATGGGAGTACCGGGATTATGAGTAATGAAAGAATTGACGAAGATAGAGAACTTGCTTTATATTATACAGTATTTAGCACAGACGAAGCACAAGAATTGTTGGGCTTGTGGATTGACGACATCCTAAATACAGGACATTTTCAACCACAAATTGACCCAAACAATATGAAAACCATCCGCGATATGGCAGTTTTGGAATTCATCCAAGGCATAAAAAATCGTGTCCAAGAATTTATAGAGAAAGGAGTAAAAAATGGACCCACAAAACCAAACAACATTATCAACACCAACGAACAACCAGCCAACGAATACGGAAACGACACCGGCAGCCCAAGCATCGAATAACGGTGTTCAAATAACGGCTGGCAGTGATGGCGTTGCCACTGGTGCTGGGATTGATTTATCATTGTATTTCAAAGACGGCGAACCTGGCGTTTATGACCCAGATAAAATTACCGCCCTTGTAAAAGACCGCGATAACAAAGCAAAATCTGCATCTTATTTTCAATCACAATTTATGCAGAAAAACGAAGTGCCAGAAACAGCGGATGGTTATGCAGAACACTTTAAGGCTGATTCTGTATATGAACGGTTTATGAATAATCCAGAAGTTCAAGAACGCATCAAAGAACTTCGCGAATTTGGGTTAAAAGAAAAAATACCACCACGCGCATTAAATGCTTTCATAGACTTTGATTTGAAAGAAATGGTTTCAAGTGGTTATCTTGATACAAGAACCCCAGAACAAATCAAAGAAGCACAAGCAAAAGCAACAGCGGAAGAAGCAAAGAAACTTGAATCATTTTTGGCATCCAATGGTCGTACATTCGAACAGCAAACAGATATGATAAATAGATTCTTTGATAGCCCATCAGTATTTACAAATGACCCAGAAATCAAAGAATTTTTACAAAAAGCAGCAACCGAATCGGCTGTGGCATACAAAGCAATAGCACACTTAATAGATGCAATCGAATTTGGCGGTTATAAAGCATTACCAACCCAAGTCGAATCTTTGGGTGTTGGTGCTGCTGAATTTTGGTCTAAATACAACGCTGAAACAGACCCAGTAAAGCGTGATGCTATGCTAACTCAATTTGAAAAAATGAATCCAGGTGCAACAAATAAATAAAAAAAGGAAAGGAAATGGCAAAGAAAAATTGGTATATCGAAGCCAACAAATCCCAAGACCCCGAAATCAAGGGATTGTTGGTAAGATATAATACACTTGATGCCGATAGTGATGGTTATCAAGAAATCAAAGAATCTTTAATATCAGAAATCAAGGTTAAACTTGGTTTAGAAGAAAAACCTATTGAAAAAGTGAAAATTGAATCTGATGTTGAATCTATTGACAAAGAACTTGATGCACAAGACGAACCAGATATTCCAGAAGAAGAACCAACTGTATCTTCTGTTGAACCATCGGAACGCCGCGCTAGAACATTTGAACCAATAGAAGTTGTCAATGAATTTAGTTATACCGAAGAAGATATTGCTAAAACAAATGATTTAGACGAATTGCGTAAAATAAGAAACGAATGTCGCGACGAAATCAAACGGTTAGAAAATACCAGATTAAAACACGCAACATACAAACAAAATCGCATTTTAGATATGCAAATATGGAATGTTAGAAGAATTGTTAGTTTATCGTTGCGTCGTGAAGTTGCGATCAAACAACGCCAGAAACAGTTAGAAAAAGCAGGTAAAGTTAGCAGTGTTGCGTTAAAGCGTGCTAGATTTATCAAACTTTTCAGACAAGGTTTTTCTATCACAAATATAACTTTGCACACCGAAGGCGTGAAGAAAAACGAATTAAAAACGGTTTTAGACGAAGAAACCGTCAAGGCTTGCACAAAAATAAATTCTCGTTTTCCGCAAATGTGGGAACGCTGGCAAGCAAAGTTTATTGACAACGACAATAAAAAATAGTTATAATATGATTGTTCTATTGTTTGGTGTCAATAGAAGGACAGCAGCAACTCCGCTGTGTCAAGGATTTTGCCAGTAATCCGTCCAAAACTGGCTTTGATTTTATATTCTTGATTTTTTATTGTATTTTAATTATTATATAAAAGAAAATATAGAAAGGGGGATTTTATGAATCTAAACTTCTTATGTTGCATCGGTGCTGAATTAAAAAACAGTGTCCAACAAACAACTCGTATGACGCAGATTTATTTATACCGTGCATTTGAAGAAGAAACGATTGCTGATATGTTAGCAACCGGTTTTTTTAATGATGCGCTTGGTATTATTCGTCAAGACGATTTGCTTTTGTTATACAGCCCAAATGAAACAAAATCAAAATATGTTTATGCGCGTGTATCAGATGTTAGCAGTGCCGGTGTGGTAATAGAAGTTATAAATATTGATGCGTCAACAATTTCAGTTGATACAACAGGTTTTTCTAATATCACAGGTAATAATTTACAAGAAGTTTTACAAAGCATAGATTCTGAATTTAATAAATACGTAAAAAAAGACGGTTCGTCAGTTATGACAGGACCTTTGAAATTCCGTGCTGGTTCATTTGTTGGTGCAATCGCTGGTGGTCTTGGCGATGGAATTGCAATTTACAAACTGAAAAGCGACGATTCAATAGATTCAGAAGTCGCAAGTTTGACAAAGGAAAATGGATTTACACCAGGGACAACAAATGCACAAGACATTGGTTCAAGTTCTCTTAAATGGAAAGATTTATATGTTGCACGTGTTATCGCAAGTGTATTGAATAACGGTGCTAATATAAATATTCCAACAACAGGTGGCACACTTGGATTAAATGATTTCAGCAATATCACAGATTCCGCTAAAAATATATCGAATTGGTCGTCCAATGTATCAAATTGTATCACAGAAATACCACAAGATATAAAACTGGAATTAAACAATGGTACGTTGACGCTCAAAGCAGGGTCAAAGGTATATGTTCCAAATGGAAGTGGAACATTTGATACTGTGACAACAACTGCTGATGTTTCAGTAACAAGAACAGATACTAATAAATGTATGGTATGGCGGTTTTCTGGTGGTAATCTGGGGGTATTCCCTATAAGTTTGTTCTTTTCTGGACCAACAGCCCCAACAGCATATACGTTTATGTTCTGGTATGATACCACAGAAAACAAATGCAAATATACCAGCGATGGTGGTTCAACTTGGACAAGCGGTGCTTCATTCCCATTATGTATTGTATCAACAGACGGAACAAAAATTTCAGCGATAGACCGAATATTTAATGGTTTTGGTTATGTAGGTCGTTCTATATTCTCTTTGCCTGCTATTAGAGTTTTAAGACCAGCAGGGCGTAATGATGATGGAACATTAAAAACTAATATAGGTTCTATTGGAACGGTTGCAGTTAGAACATTTGATACAACAGATAATTATGATAAAGCCGTTATTGGTTGGTGGGGCGGTTTTTCAAAGTATAATTATAATGATTGGACTTATAATGAAATAGAAAACATAAATTATGTTAATGGAACAATATGGAACTATGCTGTTATAGGAACAATAAAATTGACTAACGGTGTTATTTCTGAATTTAATATAAAAACACCATTCCACGCAGTTGATTATAATGATAGTGATTATATTGCAAATTGTGCTATGCCAAGTGGTAAATATATAGATTTAACCTTGCCAGCAAATGGTGGAAATATTACGGCACCTGCTGATGGTTATATAACGATAGCAAAAGCAACAGGTGCAGCAAATGAATATGTGTCTTTGAGTTCAAGTAGTAACATACAACAAAATGCTTGTTGTCCTATAACAGGGTTTAATATACGTATAACAATACCTGTATCAAAAGGCGATGTTGTTTCAATAAATTATTCAGCAAGCGGTGTAACACAGTATTTCAGATTTATATATGCTAACGGCACAAAATAAGGGGGTAAATTATGTTTGGAATAATTGACGAAAACAAAAAGTTTATATTACTGGACAGCGACCACGATAAATTGCGTGCCACCGCTTTAATGTTGGCAAAGGAAATCGAAGTTGAAATCACTGATTTTGACGAAAACGACCGTATCATTGGTTATCATACAGAAAAGACAATGGTTCCTATGTTTGACGAGAACACAGTGGACGAAGCCATCAAAGAATATACAGATAGCGATATTGAAACCGCATACAATGGCGAAAAGTACGTCAAGGGTTATGCACCAGCGATTGACAACGAATATCAATCTGCACAACGTGAAAAAGCATACATTGCGGAAGTTGACCCAATCACAGCACACATACAAAGATTGCGTGACGACGACCCAGAAAGCGAAGAGATTGCAGAATTGATAGCAGAACGCACAGCAAAACGTAATGAAATAAAAGAAAGATACCCGTATTCAGATTAACCAAAATAACCAAGGGATTTTCTATGTTATTCGAAAAAACTAAACTTTTCGTCAAAACAACACTGATAAAATCAGAAGCATTGTTTGTGAAAAAATTACTAATAACTAAACAATAAAAGGAGTATAAAATGTCAACAACACTTGAACTTGATACATTGTATGCAGTAAAAGCGACAGATAAAATCGCACCACAAGGCGGAATTGAAATCGTGGACGCTGATAGTGCAGTGACGATTCGTGCAACCACAGATAGCCATTTCACAGGCGATTATAGCGATTTACCAGAAATAGTGGACGATGCTGCAAAAGGCGATTTCTATAAATCTGATGTACTATCTTCGATTAAATATATTTCTGTATCTTGTTCTGATTCAGATGCCGTAATAGTATTATCTGGTTGTTCTGTAAAAAAAAAGGACTAACGGCGACGGTAATCTTTAATCCTGCCAAAATATCTTGCTCTGGTTCTGATTTTGTAAAAACCCTAGCAGATTTATTCCCAGATGTTGATTTAACAACTGTCACAAATGGAACAATGACTTATTTATATGGCGGCGATATTTGGAAAATGATAATAAAAGATTCTAACGACCAAACCCTAGGAACATATCAGCAATATACCGGCGATTGGACAAGTGCAGGATTTACATTTACTGGCGAATTTGTGGACGAAGAAGTTATATCGTTTGAATGTAATATAAAATAACTAAACCAAAAGGAAAAAACTATGAAAAAAGCAACTTTGCAAAAAATAATCGACACACTGAATGTTTTGGTAATACCAGTATCGACAGTAATAGCAATATGGTCGTCTTTTGATGTATCTGTATATGTTGCTGGTGGTGTTGCTGCAACCAATGGTGTTTTAGAATATTTGAAAATGTTTTGTAAAAAATAGGTAAAAGATATGAAACAACCAAATATTGCAATAGAAGTGTTTTTATCATTGGTTAAATGGTTTTTACTGTTTATCGTGATAAATAATCTTATTTGGGCAGGCATTTATTCTTATACACTTCACAAAGCATCTTCTGATACAATTACATCAACCGAGATGTGGCAGGACGGAACCAATAACAAACAGAGTATAACAAATGGCTAGACAATACGCAAAAGTTGTTGTTAGAAACAAACAATTACGGATGCCGAAATTGGCACTTGCACCTAATTTGCTCAACAGGAAAAAGACAAATGGAAAACTTAAAGCATAAAATTATTGTTTTCTGGCTGACACATATATTCCTGCGGCGAATCGGTAAAAGATACCCAGAGTTTTTTAAGCAATGGATTTACGACCAAATAGACAACCGAATTGAACGAAAAATTATGCTCTTGCGTTATACAGGCGAATCGCAAATGAAGTTTTATGCTATTGCTCTTGAATTAAATACAGACGAAAGAAATGTATATTTATATCATAAAAAAGCGATAAATCATATAATTTCTGGTATTTAATTTTTCAGTATTTGTATCATTATTTTTAATCCAAAAACAAACCATAATTCCTATGTATCAAAACATAGGAGTTTTTTTATGAATCCATATAACACTTACCCATATATGCAACAGATGCCACAAATGCCACAACATCTTGAACCAAAGATTATGGCATACCCTGTTGATTCTGTTGAGCAACTGGCAACCTTGCCACCAATGCCAAATACTATTTATCTTGGCATAAGTCGTGATGGCACAAAAATATTTCAAAAACGTATGAATAATGATGGCTTGATGGAAGTCAAGACTTATTCGTTGGCTGTTGAACAGACCAAGAAAACAGATACGCAGGAAATACTGGACCGAATCGCTAACATAGAAAAAAAGTTAAATATAGGAGTTGTAAATGAATCCAATGATACAAATGTTGCTCAATAAAATAATACAAGGGCAATTTGCAAATCATCCGCTGATGCAGCAAGTAAATCAAATGCTATCTGGTAAAACACCGGAACAACAAAGGCAAACGATTATCAATGCTGCGAAATCATACGGATTTGACTTAAATCAACTTCCCCAAGATGTCTTGCGGCAATCGGGTTTGACTAAATAACTAACTAAAAAGGACTTAAAATGGCAGAAAACGCTTTAACCCCTGCGGACATTGGGGTATTGATGGGCAACCGTGGTTCTGACGGTATGTTCGGTGCTGGTTCTGGTGGTGGTTTGTTATTTGCTATCTTGCTTATCGTTCTGTTTATGGGCGGTGGTGCTTGGGGTGGCAATCGTGGTGCTTTTGGCACAGAAGCAATCCAAAACCAAATGCAGCAAGGTTTTGACAACCAAAACACAATGGCTAACCAACGCGAAACTTTGGCGGCAGTAAATGCTGGCACATCGCAAGCGGTGGCCGCAACTAACCAAACTTTCCACGATATGTTGAGTGTATTCTCTGATAAATATACAGAGTTAGACCGCGACATATTGAGTGTTGGTTCAACATTGCAACAAGTTATGGCTAACCAAAATCAATGTTGCTGCTCAACTTTACGTGCAATAGACGGTATAAACTATGCTAACGCACAGAATACAGCCGCTATTAACGCAAACACAACAGCAGCGATGCAGAAAGTTTTGGATGCAATTACTGAAAACAAGATTGAAGCATTACAAGGCAAAATCAATCAGTTGGAATTGAATAACGCTGTCGCAGGTGTTGTTCGCTACCCAACAACTTTCAGTTATAACGCAGGCCAATCGCCTTTCTGTGGTGGATGCGGATGTGGTTCCTTTTAACCAATAGGGCAAGGTTTTTGCTTTGCCCTTCTACTTTAAGGAGTATGATATGAGTTGTAATTGTAATTTGCACAGAGCAACCAGTATGACAACTGGTGGTTTATTAACTGTCACAAATAGCAATAACATAGCAAACTTGATGCCGTTTGATTTGGTGTTATGTTTGAATCCAAACGCTGTTATTCTTGGCGCACCTGTTAATTTCACATTAACTGTCAATGGTGCAGCCGTGGAACTTAAAAACCGTTTAGGATTACCGATCAGCACAGACCATTTGCAATCACGCAAAAGATACCGGGGTTATTATGTAGTTCCAGAAACAGGAACGCCGTATGTAATCTTATTAAATACACCTTGCGATATTGCCTATGCGCTATCAAGTGCCAGTGTTGCATTAACAACAAATGAAAGCACAGGGGATTAAAAATGATTACACACGAAGAAATTATGGCTTTGCGCGACCATTTATATCGTCACGGTATGGTATTGATGGACAAGATTCAAAAAATGTTTGATGCCGGGGAATTGACACAAGCACAAATGAACTTTGCAGCAGATGTTATGAAAGACATAGCAAAGATGGACAAATCTTTATCAAAAGCGTGTTATTATGACAGTATGCGCGGTGCATCGTCTGATAAAACATACTAAAAATTGGGCTGGTGTATTCTGGCCCAATAAAAACTATTGATTTTTAATATTATATTTTGATAAAATAGGATGTACAATGAAAAGGATGGGAAAAATTATGTGGAATAACATACTTGAAATCGCAAAGTATATCGTTAGAAGAATACGGTATAAGGCACGCCTTGAAAGTAAAATCGACATAATTATTCAAGATAACAAAGATTTGAAACTTGAAATGTTGCGATTAAAGTTCTTGCAACTTGTTCAACACAGCCCAGAAGAAAAGACCGCAATTTGTGAAACATACGATGCCTATAAAAAGAATGGTGGCAATTCGTTTGTTGATTCTATGTTTGAAAAATGGTTGAAATCACAAAATAAAAAGAAAAAAACCAAAAGAAAATAAATTCCTATTTTTTTATTCTTGATTTTTTTTTAATTTTTAAGTTATAATTATATTGACCGGTGCAATGGACAATCGAGAGAACCCATTAACCAACACCGACAACACTCCAAACTTTAACAATAACAACGAAACAAAAAGGAAACACTATGAATCCAGTGACAACAGGGTTATTAAGTATAACTCATTTTATCGCGGAAGTTCAACGTTTATTGCTGAACTCCACACACGGATTGCGTAATGTTGTCAACAACAAGGGTATCGTTGTCGGAAACGAAATCAGATTCCCATTGGTTGATATTGATGGCGAAGCGCAACCAATTAACGACGGTGCTGACACAGTACCAAGCGACTTGTATGCTGATACAGCAACTGCAAGTATCGTTTTGTATGAAGCAGCAACAAAATTAAACCGCACAGTAATTAACGCTACAAACTCTGCCGCACCTTTGCGCGCACAGGCAGCAGCAAAAGTTGTGCATCAAATGGAAAACCGCTTCACACGTTCTATTTTAGACGCGTTGATGCAATATGACGATACAAATATGGAAGTTGGCGATAAGACAACACCATTTACAGTTGACTCTTTGCACGAAGTCGGTTATTTGGCAGGTAAAAACAACTGGGGCGAAAATGACCGCTACTTGTTATTACCACGCGAAGCCGAATACACATTGAAACAAGACCAAAAATTCTATGAAATCTGGTCTATTTACAATGGCGGCAACGCAGTAAATGGTTTTTCTAAACCAAACGATATGGACGACAGCATCCGTTGGATTCCATACAATGGCTTTATGATTGCATTTATGAACACCAAAGACGCTAACAACGCAGTTGGCTTGCCAGTTGCTGCTGACGGTGCTTTGATGGGCTTTGCGTTCAAAGGTTCTCGCGTTGGCTTTGGTATGAACCAAGCAATGGAAACACGCATCTTTGAAGCAACAACAAAACAAGGAAACCCAATCGTCTTTAAGACAAACGGTTCTTGTGGTGCTGCTATCATTGATTCACGCGGTGTTATCGGAATCAAAATGGACCCATCTATTTCCTAATAGATAAAGTTTAATCGTTCCCAGGGCAACCTGGGAACATAACAAAAAAGGATTTACTATGGCATACACAATTAAAAATTTGTCTTGCTTTGCTGGCGATATGGAATCCGCTAATGCTAAAATGTGGAAATATGTTGTTCCATCTGGCGATACTGTCACAACAGCAGGTTATTTCCCTGTTTCAAGTGGTTTGTTAGCAGGCGATATTGTGGTCGCAATTTCAACAGCATTAACTTTCTTGGTTATTTCTGAATCTGGCGGTGTTTTAACAGCCACTGCGATTGAATTTGCTTCTGCAAATATACCATCTTAATAAGACATATTACCCTACCCCTTGTTTGGGGTTGGGCAATGTGTTAAAAGAGAAAAAGAAATGAAAATACAATGGTTGTGCGATAGCAATAATGAATACTCATACGCACGCGTAATTGGTGCCATTTGTATTGTATGTAATTTGATTTGGCGTTTATATATGGGTGTATCAGATATAAATAATATATGGCAAGCAATAGTTGCGTGTTCTGGTTTTATAACAGGTATTATGCTTTGGTTAATAGAGATATTTAGAAAATTACCAAACATTTCTATTAAAGCAGGCGATAAGGAATATAGTATTCATAAGGAAAAGAAATGTTAGTTGCTGATGTTTATTACTGGATTATAATAAGGGGGTAATAATGAAACGGTGGAAAAAACTTTATGGATTACAAGCAACTTTTATCTGTCCATACTGTCTAAATGAATTTCCACTTAAAAAAGCAACTGTGGACCATATTATACCGAAAAGTCGTGGTGGTTCATCCGAATCGTATAATTTGGTCTGGTCTTGTAAAAGATGCAATAATGAAAAAGGCGCTTTAACACCGGAAGAATATAAAACCTGGAAAGCGACAATAGATAACGAAGTATGGCAACATTTAGAAAGAATAAGGAATGGTGGCTAATATGACCGGACTTGATATTGTTAAAAAATTTGAAGGATGCAGTTTAGTTGCGTATAAATGCCCTGCTGGTGTATGGACTATCGGCTGGGGTTCAACACGTGACAGAAATGGCAAACCTATTAAGAAAGGCGATACAATAAC